TTCAACTACCATGCACCATTAGACATGATGAATATCAGTCTGAATTATGATGACGCATGGCTGTACGGTGGAGCGTCAGACATTTTCATGGAGAATTGTAAGCAGGCTTTGATGACCGGTGAACCGGGATTCTCCTTTAACTTCGGAACGCAACAGAATGAAACGCTTCGAAATGCCTGCTGTGAAATAACTTCAGAAAATGACAGTGATGTATGCAATTTAGGCAGTGTGAACATGGCAAATGTAGAGAGCCTTGAAGAGTTTAAGGACGTAGTACATTTGGCTTCCAAGTTTCTAGTCTGCGGTTTGATTAGAGCGCACCTACCGTATAAGAAGGTAGAGATGGTGCGTCAGCAGAACAGTAGACTTGGTTTGGGTCTTATCGGAATGCATGAGTGGCTTCTAAAGAAAGGGTATCGTTATGAATTCAACGACGAACTCAAGCAGTGGATGAAGGTCTACGAAAACGAAAGCACAAAAGCAGCCAACGAACACTGTGACAGACTGTTCCTCAACAGACCTAAAGGGTACAGAGCAATTGCTCCAACAGGGTCGATTTCAATCCTCTGTGGAAGCACCTCTGGCGTGGAACCGGTGTACTCTGTGGCTTATCGCAGAAGATACCTAACGGATGGAACCAAGTGGAAGTACCAGTTCGTTGTCGATGGTACGGCAGAATCCCTAATCAAAGATGGAGTAAAGCCTGACGATATAGAATCATCTGTCGATCTGGCTGCTGATCCAGAACGTAGGGTCAAGTTCCAGTTTGAATTACAGAAGTATGTAGACCATGCAATTAGTTCAACGATCAATCTGCCTGCATGGGATCAAAGCCAGAATAGAGTAGATGAGTTCGCAAAGATAGTGCGTAAGTACGCTCACGGTTTACGTGGACTGACCCTGTACCCTGACGGTAGTAGGGGTGGTCAGCCTATAACCTCAGTTCCTTATGAGGAGGCGCACAGTAAGCGTGGAGTGGTGTTCGAAGACAACAGTGAAGAGCAATGTCTCTCAGGAGTGTGTGGAATATGAAAATTTTGATTACAATGTTGTTAGTTGGTATGTTAGCCGGATGTTCTTTTTCAACCAAGATGCAAGTAGGTCAGTACGGTGCGGAATACACCTCATCCATAAGTGGATAAAGTAATTCCCACAAGCCGTAAACTTTCTGAACTGAAGGCATGGTCGTTGGAATTCTGCCGTGAGGAAACAAAACTGGAAGAGATCAACGCCCTGTATGAATGGTTTGATGAGTATCACAAACGTCAGTTCATGCCTAATAAAGATGCATTGATCCTATGAGTCTTGACAAGCACCCAAGGATTGAAAACCGGAAGTATTTGGATTGGGTGGCTACCCTGCCTTGCGCTGATTGCAGGGCAGAGGACGGTACGGTAGTGGCTCACCACTTAAAGGGCAGGTTTTCGCCCTTTTCCGGTGGTGCCGGTTGGAAAGCCAATGACTACTTTTCGATGCCTCTATGTTATGAGCATCACACAGATATACACAATGGGGATACCTACCTACTGGACTGGCAACCCTATTTTATTATGGAAACGCTTGACAAGGCATTCCAAAGCGGGTTAATATTGTTTAATGATAAGTGAAAAGGAAATTGAAGATGCATTACAAAAGATTGAGGAGACTGCTCCTCAGTACGCCACTGCGAAGGCTGAATCGTTTCAGTCGCAGGAGTGGAAGAAAACTCAACGCTCTCTACTATATTCTCAGGCAGTCGGTAAGACTGTTGCGGATAAGGAGCATTGGGTTACGATTCAGGCTGCGGTACGCACTGCAAACGAAGGTATTGCGGCGTCCATTCAGAATGAAGAAAGACTACGTTGGGAATTGAAGCAGGCTGAACTCCGAATTGAAATCTGGAGAACTCAGCAGGCTTCTGCTCGACTAGAAAGAATGGTATGACATCCTGTCTGCCTAAACAATCCAACAACGTGAGGAACGTATAATGGATATGAAACCTGACACGATAGTGTTATTTGAAAACGAGAAGGACGGGAATGACAAACGCCCGGACTTAACCGGTACGGCTCTCTGGAATGGAGAGGAAATCAAGGTTGCCCTTTGGGAGAATGTTTCCAAGGGTGGCAAGAAGTACCTCTCAGGTCAGTTGCAACGGCCTTACAACGGTGCCGGTGGTAGCCGCGACGTAAATGTGAGTACAGAGGGTGCTGACATACCGTTTTGAAGATTGAGTACCATGATGGGGAGGTCATCGAACTTGGGTTTGATGACCGTCTTCATTCCTACCGAATAGGGGAAAAGCCGAACTTAGAACTCATCCCTTCTGTTACACAGAACATGGATGTGATTTCTAAACCGGGGTTAATTCCTTGGGCTTTGAAGGAAGGAGTGGACTGGCTTTCAAGCCATTTGTTCTATGACTCTGACAGGGATAATTACCACACAAAAAGTGTGGGAATTGATTTTCTCACCAAGGGAATAAAGGGCGCATACAGAAATACTTCCACCTCTGCAATAAATATAGGCACCGTCACCCACTCATGGGTAGAAGGCGCTATACGGTGGAAACTTGAAGGGGGCGACCCACCCCCTATGCCACCTCAGAAAGAGGCTCAGAAGGCAATAGAGGCGTTCAGAGCATGGGTTTCAGAGAATGATGTGGAGTGGCACTCAGCGGAGCGTAAATTGTACCACCGAAGGCATAAATATGCCGGCACAGTGGACGCTGTGGCGACCATCAATGGTGAGCATTGCGTTATCGATTGGAAGACTTCCAAAGCCGTTTACCCGGAGTATTACCTACAGGTAGCAGCCTATGCCAAGGCAATCGAAGACATGGATGGGGTGGACGTAGACTGTGCCTATATATTAAGATGCGATAAGAAGACTGGCAAATTTGAGTGTGTCAAGTCTGAGAATTTCGAACTGGACTTTGATGCATTCCTTGCAGCCCAAAGACTGCGAAGAAGGCTAAAGGTTCTCAGTAAGAAACGTAAGTGAGGGTCACTTGGCAGAGTGGTGGCGCATACAATCATGGACGCATAGGTGACTATCGATGCGAAAGATACAAACAACCGGATGGCTCTTTGTGGTTTCTCCTTTCTTCAACCAAGAAGACTTATCTCTGCTGCAAGGGGCCATTCGACTCTCCCGAAGAAAGGGATCAGGCAATAGTTAATGAGGTGAAGAAGCGTGGATGAATTGATGTTAGTTTGTGTTGGATATAAGGGTGTTCACTATTGTGAAGCCGGATCAAGCCCTCAACCATCAAGTAACTTTTGCGCGTGGAATTCAAATGGAGCGCACAAAACTCCAGACCCACCCTTTCAGAAATTCTGTAAGATATGCGGATACGAAAGTATTAAGGAAGCCCGTCGTAATGGAGTGGGCAGGGTGAATGGACATTTTTATTGGAACACACACAAAAAAATTGCCAGAAAACTATCCAAGAAAGATGGTGTATTAAACATAGATAAAATTTCTAAGGATGAGAGGTTAAGGTATTTGAAATTGGCTAGGGAAGGTTACAACAGTATTATTGACCCCCCTAAAGAAGACTTACCAAAAATACACAAAGACCCCAAGACTAAATCAATTTCAGTTCCACGGGAAACCTATCCGAAGGAAGGGTATGTCTACATCTTTCAGGATATGATGAAGCCGGAAGGTGTATACAAAATAGGTAGCACAGATGATGTGGGCAGCAGGCTATCAAACGCCAGAACTTGGGGTGAGTTTCAGTGTGTCCGGTGGTTTTATTCTGATGACTGTAAGGTGCTGGAAAGAAATACACACCATGAACTATCCGAATTCAAGATCAAGAAGGATCACATGGGTGACGAGTGGTTTCAGATAGCAGAGGACGCAGCCATCCATAAGATACAGGAGTTGAGCAATGCTTCAACTGCCGTTTGATAATGAAATGATTAGAGCAGCCACAGATTGGGCTGAAAATTTAGGTGGGATATACAACTCGATAACAAAAGGGGATGGTAATTACGCCGGCAGGCTTGGGGAATTAGCACTGGCGAAACATCTTGGCGTAGAGGTAGAAGATCATAAGGACTACGATCTAATTTACAACGACTCGAAGGTAGAGGTTAAGACTAAGCGAAGGGCGACCAAGCCCAAGCCTAACTACACGGTCAACATTGCGTCAACCAGTAAACACCAGAAGCCGGACACCTATGCGTTTTTGAGTGTCGAATATTCTGACAGAGATAGCGGTGGAAATTATTCAGACCTATTAAAAATATGGTTGTGCGGTTATAAATCAGCAGATCAATTTTTTGAAGAGGCAGAGTTCTGGCCGAAGGGCACACCTGACCCACCCTTCTTCAAGACCCATCGTGATATGTACGTGATGAAGATTGAGGAACTGGATGAGAGATTATAGCAAGTGGAAGGAACAGTACGAAAAAGATCAAGAGAACCGAAGGCTTTGTTTTGCTAGGTTCTGTTGGGTGAATAGATACAACCTAACTCCATCAAAGAAGTGTACATGGGAGGAGAGGTTTGAAGAGATGGAGGGGGTCAGTTTATCAAGGTATGCAGGGGAACGCATGAGAGAACGCAGCCGGAGGGAAAAGCAATTATCCCGTAGTAAGTAGCCTGCCCATCGTTCTCACCTAGTGAGTCAAGGCGATCAAGGGTGGTGGCGATCTTTATAGTGTCTTCATCTTGCGACACCAACCAGCCCACCGACTCCATGACCGGACACTCTACTTTATCAGCGGTAGTCCAGTCAGAATACTGGATGATATCCCGCCAAGTAATTCTTACTAGCG